TCTCGCAGGTGGTTCTATCCTTGTTACCCCTGGTATCATCCCTGCTCCGGTTAACGTGGCAACGGGTATTGTTGGGTTAGCTCAACATGACTCAAACGCTAACTACGGCGGCACGATTATCCCTCCGGCTCCTATTCAAAATGTCTTCGGTATCTCCCAAGTTGGTGGACTCCTTCCGATCTCACCATCTCAGACACTTGTTGTCACTTTTGGCTTCGGTGTGGCACTTGGTATTAACTTGACTGCAACAACTGGGTGGGTTTCTGGTGGAACTCAGCAAGCCACTCTCGGGACTCCGGTCGGTCTTAATATAGACCCCGTCACTGGGTTCTATGTAGCTGACCCAACCTCCACAAATCTAGTCGCTGTCATCACTGGAAAGATTAATGGTCCATTCGCTTCCTCGGAAGCACTGTACCCAGGTGCAGGCAGTGATGTGGGTAACCTCGGAGCACGGGTAAGAATCGTGTTCAACCTTGCTGCTCTCGCAGTCTCCCTCGGAGAATAATTAAGTGTCAAACTTGCTCAACAGTAGGACTTACTTCCAAGCTCAAACGAAGCAGTTGAATAAGATTTACACAAATTCAACTCCGACTGAGCCACTTCGTTATCCCTCCGTCTTCAACAACTATGAGGGTGACCCGGCACACGGTTACCTCCAAATGATGTCCTTGGTGGGTTTCGGGATTCTTGACGAACTGATCGAAGGTCAGGCCGCTGCAATTGATGCCTCAAAAGAAGGTCTCGTCAGTCTTTTCCCGTATGTATCCTATGCGCTAAAGTATCAAGTCACTAAGATAATGATGAGGGAAGATGCCAAACGAATCATTCCGAAACTTCCTGGGTTACTTCGGTACTCCTCTGATCAGACCAAGGAGTTCTTGTTCTGGAATGTTTTTAACCTGGCGTTTAACCCTGCCATCGTACTCGCCGACGGGCAGCCCCTTTGCTCTAACGCACATCCCCTCCAAGGGGCATCTGCACAACCACTAGTTCACGCTTACAGCAACTATCTAGGAGCAGTCTCCCTTACGGTCGAAACGCTTCAACAAGCATACGTCCTAATGGCGAACATCCCAGATGACCGTGGCCTTGTCACCCACAGAACCCCTTCGCAGTTGATCTTCCCACTCGGCTTGCAGCAGACGGCTTCAGAGCTTCTGTCCTCAACCTACTACCCAACCTCAAATGAGAACAGAATCAACGCGGTCGCTGGTTCAATCACCCCAATGCCAATCGTGTACCTTACCGCCGCTGCTGGCGGACCATTTCCGTGGTTCGTGCTTGCTGGCAAAGGCGAACCCGGTCAAGACTCCCACTCAGTCTTCGCCTCAGTCAAATGGGACGAACAGCGTTCATGGATGGACGAACAAAGCGAGAACATGTTCCAATCAACTGAGTTCCGCGCTGTCTGGGGTACCGTAGATGCTAGAGGCGTTGTCGGATCTATGGGTGCCTAAGAAGAAGAAGGTCCCTAGATTGGGACCTCCTACGAACCTTAGACCTGGGGGACCGCACAAGGGAATCAAAGACACACCTAGACCAGAACGAGAGCGAGAAGCTCTAAAAGAGGAAATTACAGATGTCCAATATCCAAGCGAAGAATAGGAACCCAAAAGGTCTTGGCTATAATAGTTGGACTCCTATTTCTTATTTGACACCTGTGGGTCCTGGTGGTGGTCCTTTCCCAGCTTCTCTCGGCTTGAACATGAAGTTTACCCATCTCTCGTACTCTCTGATTAGTGCCCCCGCTGTGGGCCTTACTGGTGTCGTGAACTTAGTTAGTGGGTACACTGCTGCTGATTCTGTTGCACCTCCTGCACTCAACACCTCATATGGTTGGGCTGACTTTGCTGGTGTCTTCGCTGCTGGTGAGACAATAACTCTTACCATCGGTACTGAGATCCCCTACAGCTACAATCAACTTCTACCTTTTGTCTACACGGTTACTACGAGAGATCTCACTCTCGAAGAAGTAGTTGCTGACTTCACTACATTTCTCAACTACAACCCGCTCTTCAATGGCTCAATGGTTGCACCTTATGCACCGTCTGAGTTCTTCGGCGGAGCGTACATTGCAAACTCTTTAGGGACTGAAATGGTTTTTCAGCCTCTGACTTATGACGCTGTTACACCTCTGTATACCTTCACAACGAATAGCTTGCACGGAACGGTTACCGCAGGTGGAGCAGCAATGGTAGCTGGAACTGGTGGTCCTAATCCCAACACAGTTCCAATTTTGGATCAAACTGACGGTAACCCTCCAATGGTTCCATCTGCTGTGGCTATACCTGGAGATGCTCTCTTCCCCGTTGATATAATCATCCCAACCTTCAATGCTAGTCAGGCATTCATCTCTGGTTCGATATACGCTACGGCTTACCATGATGCTATCTTCGCGGCTAACTCAGCCGTGACTCTCACCTTTGTCTTTAATGGTGGTACTAGCCCAACTGCTTCCTTCGTGGTAACTGTTTATGGTACTCCTGTTGATAATCACCCGCAACAACCGGCGGAAGGTCTCACCTACCTAAAAATGAATCAGTTCATTCTATAGGTGATGTATGGCAGGTAGTCACGCAACTATCGGAAACGCGGCGGGAGAAGTAATATACTCCTTCACTGCGGCAGCAGACTCAGGTCCGCTGCTTTACTATGTCTCCCCTCCAGGGATCTACCCAAACAACTACTCTCTGATTCGTTGCTTCAGAGAATTTACTCTTGGCCTAACTGGCGACGGGGCTGGTCTTGCAATTACTGCGTTCTTCACTACTGACCTTGCTACGGCAAATGGAACGAGTGCAGTTCCCGCTTGGTTTTTGTGTCCTTCTCCTTCCACGGAGTCTAGTACTCAATGGTCAAACCCAATGGTAAACGCTATTGGTTTGAATGTGCTCAACTTCAAAGCCAATGCAATTGCATTACGTTTTGTTTCTGCTCCTATTGTTGGGGGTCCTCCGATTACGGGTACGACTAACGTCATACTAATGGCAAGCTAATGGCAATGACTGAAGACGAAAAAGCAGTTCAAGGGATTAAAGATCCTAAAGCTCGTAAAGCTGCATATTATACGCGTCAGCGGCAGAACGCTTCTGCGGGTTCAGCTACTCAGAAAAAGATCCAAAGTAAGCTCAACTTCGGAGACGAAGTTCGCGGCTTTGCTAAGGATCAACTCGGCAAGATCATGTCTTCTGGTCCTTACTCCATTCCCGGAGAAAGAGCTGCAAGTGCTGGAGCAGATGTAGCTGAATCGGCTATGTCCCGCATGGTCCCTCATACAGGCGAAGAATCAGCCTCTAAATCTTTGGTTCCTGAGAGATCGACAAGTTACCAGCATCTCGGAAGGGCTACTCCCGTAAAAAAAGCCCTACCCTCTAATAAGAGGGCACTAGGATCATCTGAAGGACCACCCAAACTTGGAAGCAAGTCTAAGGGTCCGGCGCTAGGATCATCTAAAGGACCAAAGGCCGTCGGTGGACCGAAACGGAAAGCTATTTCAACTTCTAAAGAAAGTGACTACGCTGCTGAGTTAGGGACGCAAACAAAAAGATCAAAGATCCCTGGCGGGAAAAAGGGCGCGGTTAAAGGTTCTAGGAAAAAGAAGACTGGGGTTTAGTATGAACCTAGGTCAAATATCTAACACCTTTCGGTTTATGATGGATGAAGCCTCTACCAAGAGGTTTACCGCTGCTGATGTTGTGCAGCTTGCTAATCGTGCTCAGAATCAGCTTGCATTCGAAGTGGACTTCCCGCAGGCTACTCAGAACTTCCTCTTGGTAACTGATCAGCAGGAGTATCAACTTCCCGAACTTATGAAGCTCATGCGGGTCTATATTGCTTCCTTCAATCCTGCAAACCCCAATTTCCCCTTTGCCTTTAAACAAGAACTCATTGGTACTGATATCTACACCCTTGAGGGCGACATCATTGAGCAGTATGATAACACCTCTGGTTTTAGGGCAAACACCATTCCGCAGACCTCTCAATACATAGCACAAATCCCTGAAACATACCCCAAGATTCACACCCCCTTTGGCGGTCCATATCCCACTAAGGAGCCATGGCACAGAGGTAACAGCCGTCCGATGTACTACCTAAGAGGTGGCTACATTGGTGTTGTGCCTATCCCTATTCAGAATACAGCCCCTTCACCGTTCATTTACCTTTTGATCGACTACATTCCTGAACCTCCAGCATTGGTGAACCCTCCTGATGCTTCTATCTTCCCTGCTCTTTTTCTTGAGGCTATCACATGGAAGATGGTTGAATATGCGTCGTATTCTGACCACAACTCCGCCATGGTTCAGGCTCAACAGATGTACCAAAAAGAAGTAACTGAGAAGATTACTCCTTGGATACAGAGGATTCAGGCTACGAAACCTAAAACTCTTGTGCCCATCACGAAGCGTACATACTTTTCCCGTGGCGGAACTGGTGGACGCGGTACTGGTTGGGGAGGTTATTGGTAATGGCTAATTTAGGACCTGTTTACTACCCCTTTAGCATTGTCCCTTCTACGTCCAATGCAAATGTGTACCCGTATGATATTGTCATCAATACGGTCTACCCTGGCCTTATATTTGATGCCTCTGAAGCTGGAGCAACCTACGCTGTCATCCGCGAGGTTGTTGGATGTCTCTGGTTTGTCGTTAATGCCGACTTTGATGAGACTACACTCGAATGGACTCAAGAGGACCCTACGAACCCAAACATCCCAGCGTATGCCATGGAGATGTGTCAGGCAGGCACCTGGAATTGGAAGTACGGTCCTCCCACACTTATTCCTGGCACCCCTATTGTGTGGCAGGAGTTTTTCGAGATAGATGCTAATGGATCAGTCATAAGCACACCCCCAGTAGTACTGGCTTCGGGAGATCCCTCGCAACAGGTAAATCTTACCTGGGATGCTGGCAGTGCTACTGTCGTTGTGGCGCGTCAAATTGACGTAACGAACACTTCATCCTCTGTTAACTCACTTCTCGACAACTTCATTGTTAACACGGTCCAAGTCTGGGCTGTAAACGAAGAAGGCGTCCTAGTAGCTGGAGATATCCCTTATGCTCGTATAACGGGAGCCCCTATCCCACCGAGTTTCAACAACCCAACTTTCACGGGCACTTCAACCTTTACTGGTCCTGTCGTTATGGACAGTACCCTTAGCGTCGCTGGTGCTGTCACTATGACTGACGGACTCTCTGTTACGGGAGCCCCTACTGATCTATTCCAGCTTAATGTCTCCACTGGAGCTACAATAAGTGGTGGTTTAACTGTTCCCAATGGAGAAACGGTAACAGGAGGACTAACTACTGACAGCCTAGGTGTAACTGGAAACACAAGTATAGGCGGATCTTTAGGAGTAAATGGCAACACACAACTCGCTAATGTAACTCTAAACGCAGGCGACTCCATAACAGTGAATGGTACTACACCCGTAGTTACCCTTACATCACCGGACAACAGTATAGCCATTGTACAAGATACTCCTTCCTCATACCAGCTTGAGGTATCTTCAACGCATCCTCATATGGGAGCTACGTACGCTACTGCAGTTAACTTCAGTCCTCCAGCAACAACGGGTTCGATTACATTACCCGCACTACCTGGGTTAGCTAGTGACAACTTCCTGATTATATGTTCCGGTTCGCTACAGTTCCTAGATTCTTCTAAAACCCTTACTCTAACAGGGACCGGAGCAGGTGTTACCTGGCCTAATAGTCCTCAACAGTACCAGAATGGTGCAGCAGCTAACTTCCCCTTTACATTCTACGGTACGGCTATTGGCGGGTCCTCACCATCTGTCACCTGGACCTGTAATGACCAGTTGGCGTTTACCCCCATGACTATGGTCATGGTTGCGTACTTCCAGTAATGCCTGCTGTATCTGATCCCATTAACGACTACTGGGGAGAACTGCTTGCAGTTGGTCCCTTCGGTGGCTTAGATACGACCACTGAGCCTTATTTTGTCTCTCCTAATAACTTCGTAGCCGGTCAAAACTACGTCCCAAACTCAGGCTTCGGGGGCTTCGTCACTGTCGAGGGTCGTAGCGTCTTCCTTGGTGCACCGCTCCCTGGTCCAGTATACGGAATACATGGAGTAATGAGAGCTGGCCTACCTACCCTGTACCTATTCGCTGTAACTGTGGGTTTGGTGGGTTTCATATATGGAGCTGTAGAAGGCGGTATCCCATTCCTCATTCCTACTCCTGTCCCCTTGTCTCCTTCCGAGCAGGTCACTTTTGCAGATTCAATCTCCTGGGTCTTTTTTACAGACGGCGTTGATGCAGCGTTGAAGTACGACGTTATCACTGGTATAATTACCTTCTGGGGGATTGTAGCTCCCACTGCCGCACCTCTGCTTTCTCCAGATGGTGCGGCTACGATGTTTGGCACGTACTATTACAATGTCACGTTTGAAGGCAATGGCATAGAATCAAGTGCTGGTACGTTCTCTCTTCCTATAACTGTGACTGGGACAGGCGTAACTCTGACGGGCATACCGGTGAGCACTGATCCTCAAGTAACTACAGTAAACATCTACCGCCTTGGAGGCTCCCTTGGTCAGTGGCTTTTCGTTGCTGCTATTCCGAATGGTACTACTACCTACACAGATACTACTTCAGATGCTGCTCTTAGTGCTGATCTTGCAGAAACTCTGAGGCGTGACCCTCCACCTATCTTTAAAGCCATTACAACGTACAAGGAGAGGGTCTGGGGCTTTGGTACGACTGCTGACCCATCTCTGGTATACTTCAGTAACTACAATGAGCCTTGGGCCTTTGATACGGTTCAGGGATTCTTTCCGGTTGAGGAGAATAACTTCAATGATGTTGCTATCGGACTATGCTCCATTGGATCACAGCTCATCCTCTTCAAGTCTAAATCTACCTACCAGGTCACTGGCTCAACTAATGCCGATTTCCAAGTTAACAAGCTATTTGACATTGGGTGTAGGTCCTCACGTTCAATATGTACTGCTTACGGAGTCTGTTGGTGGATCTCCAAACAGGGAATCTATCAGTTCGATGGAAGTACCCCGACAAACCTCTCAGACGGCGGATACCAACAGTCCAACATCAAATCTATCATTGACTCGTTCTCCGATACAGATTTTGCCGATGTAACGAGCTTCGTCTACGACCGGATGGTTCACTTCTGCATTCCTACTTTTAACGAGACCTACTTCTGGGATTTGCGAAGCCAGGGATGGTATAATTTGGGGTTTGCATTAGATCAGGTTTACTTCGATTTGGAATCAGACAATCCGGTAATTGGAACTGACCTACAAGTTACTGGTCAGATCGACAACTGGTTCACAGGCCCTGGAGACTTCGGTCTCCCTATCATGGCATTCATGCAGTCTCGTATCACTGACAGTGGAAACATTGAGACCACGAAGGACTACCGTTACATTGAGCTGCAAGCTCCTGTACAAGTCGGCACAGTTACGATCTCGACTATTGTGGACCCCGGTTCCTTGCAGTTTACCGATGTCTCATCCTTCGACCTATCCACTGGTTATGTACGTCAGCAGGGCTCCTTGCCTCGTGGCACCTTGGGAGCTGAGTTGCAGATCATCGTCCGAACTAACTCTGTGAATGTCATCCACTTGCAAAAGGTGGCCATTCACGGGTATATTAAAGCTAAGTATAGGACACATGACTAATGACTGTGCCGCCTACCCCTAAACAGATCAGCGTGAGGACTGTCAATGAATACAGTGCAAGCAAAGGCGTCTACATACCTAAGACTACTACAACTCAAGCTACTGCATCTCTCCCTCTGGCTAATCCGCCTCAGTTACTATGTGTAGACTGCGTTAACTTCGTTCTACCGGCTACAGGTACGTTTTCATTCACCTTCACAAACATGCCGACTCGGACGAACATCTCCAACAACGTACAGCCTGCGGCTCAGGGCACCCAATCACTCATGGTTATCAACCAGGGTGACCTATTGATCTACACTCTATCACTCATGAATGCCCCAGCTTGGGTATTGTTCAAGGGGTACGCCGTTATCCCAGGTAATCCTACTCCCAATCCTACCGCCAGTATTTATGTCCCTGCTCCCTTCCTAGGCCCTGGCAGCTATTCGGTCTTTGGTGTTAATGTTTCGGGTACAGCAGGACAAAGTGGTACAATTGTAGGAACGGTTTACATTCAAAGAGGGTGACATGGACACACCAAAACCTCCCAACTGGCAAGAGACTTTCCCAGGTATGCCAAAACTTCCAGATATGAAGCGTTTTCAGCGTACCTTTCAAGGCTTCCAAGGAGGTGGGCAAGGTATGTGGGGCAAGTTCGCGAAGTATAACAGCAACATGTGGAATCCTATAAAGGGGAATAACAATGGCAAACAGCGATAAGAAACCAGTTATTAAGAAAAAGCCTGCACCTGCTACTGATACCAGAAACCTGCTCCAAAAGGGCGAAGACGCAGTCACTAAGCTTTTGAAGGATTCTAAGGCTTCGAAGGATGCCATTTGGCAGGGTCAAGGCGGTAAGGGCGGAAAAGGCGGCAATGGAAAATAATGTCAGGTCAACCTCCTAGTCCACAACAAGGTCAGCAACCCCCTGGAGGCGCTCCTGGGGGTCAGCCCCCTCCTAACATCCCTCCAGAGCTTCTTATGGTGCTTCTTTCTCATTTAATGGTTTCAGGCGGTCAATCTCCCGGCCAACCAGGTCAGGGTGGTCAACCGACCAAGCCGCCTCCGAAAGATGGGTCTCAGGTTCCTTCTTTGGCTGACATGCTTCCGCAAATTCTCCAAGCTCTATCTGGGACTCAAGTTCCTCCTCCGGCAGCAGGGCAACCACGAGTAGCCCAAGGGCAGCAAGGACAACAGCAAAAACCACAAAGCCAACCACAGCAGGGGGGAGCGCAACAACAGAATCCACTTATGTCCATCCTTCAGAGCCTGGGGATAAAACTTCAATGAAGAAGCCATTCATCTCACGTATTCCAGATTTCATGGCCAGACCCTTCATAAATGACTACTGTGACCGTTGGAAGATTCCATACGATAAGGATACAGACTACGCTTATGGGAATTCGGTACTATGGATGGGATCATTCTACAAGGAAGCTCTTCGCGCCGTGTGCGGATTATTTGTCTCTGATAATCTTCCTGGTGAACTCTTCGTTTATGGATTTTACGGAGATGGAAGCAAAGGGCAAGCGGTGGCTATAAGGGGTTTGATTGAACTTATCGTACAATTACCGTACAATTACAAGTACGGATACATCGTAGCTGACAACTTCTCTATGCTAAGAACTATGAAAAAGTACGGTTGGGGAGTAGAGCAAGAAGGAATGTTACCTGATGGTCACCCAGTCGTGAAAGCAGGCATTCGTTGTGGGTAGTACAGGAGCATCTGCTGGAGCTGGAGCCTCCGGTGCTGGAGGCAAAAATGCTGGGGTACAGGGTAAAGGTGCAGGCCAACCTACTCCCGCTTCAATAGGCCAACTCCTAGCTCACGTTACAGCTCATATGGACAACGTGAATGCAACGTCAGGGCAACAACAAAACAAGGCTAGTACCGGCGCTAAGAATGCAATGCAACAGAACCCTGCGACTGGGCAAAACGGTAAGAATAACATGCAACAACCCCAAGGTGCTACAGGCGGAAAGAATCAAGTGAAGTGATATGGGCGGCGGCAAGAACAGTGCTAGTGGTGCAGAACAAACTGCTCTGAACAATCAGGGTCAGATTAACAATCAACTTTCTGGTTATGCTGGTCAACTTGCTAACACTAACACTCAGTCTTATCAGCCTCTTCTTCAAGGTTTAGCTAGTGCTTATGGCAATAACACAGGAGCTGTATCTGGAGGACTTTCTTCTGGTCTTAATACTGCTCTAAACTCTGGTGGTAACCTCTCCGGTCAGACCGGAGTTAATCCTAATACTGGACTACAACAGTTAACTGGCTATGCCTCACAGCCTCAGAACACAAACTTAGCTCAAGCTACTCCTGGACTGCAGCAGTTCTACCAGAACGAGCAGACTCAAGGGTTAAACCCTCAGTACGCTCAGAACGCTCAGAACCAGCTTGCACAAGCCTCTCAGGGTGGTCTACAGAACATCCTAGCTAATGCTGCTCCTGGCACCAACACGAACGCTCTGATGCAGAACAACCAAAGTCAACTTCTCCAGAACACTGCTAACCTGCAGGGTAACCTCGCTGGTCAGAATCAGAACATCATGCAGCAGGGAGCGCAGGGAGTTGCCAACACTGCCAGTGGATTGGATACACAGAAACTGGGCCTACTACAAGCTGGTAACACCGCTGGTCAGCAAGGCAACGCTCAGTCTCTTCAGAACCTTCTTTCTACTCTCACGCAGGGACAAAACTCTCTTAACAATACTAACTCCTTCATGCAGCAGGGCACTTCTAACCTGGAACAGGCAATGAATGCTTTAGCGGGCATATCTCAGCAAAATGCGGCACAGGCTTCCTCGTTCGGTCAGCAGGCTCAACAGCAACAATCAGGTAAGAACTCTGGTATTGGGTCTACTCTTGGAGCAGGTCTTGGACTTTTGGGTGGTGTAGGAACTGGAGGAGCATCGTCCGCATTTACTGACGCGTTATATGGTTCCCTTGGATGAGAGTAGCCTATCACACCCTCGAGTTCCTCTCCCTCTCTTGGATGAGACGCCTACTTGAGGAAGGTGTTGAGATCCTTGTGTACTGCAAAGAAAGTCTCTACCGTAGGGTAGGCGTGGGATTGGTTCCCATAAGTTTCAACTTTGATGAATGGATGAAATGGGGTCTAGCAGATCCCAATACTCTATTCTTTTTTGATTTCACCGACGATGGAGAACTTGCCGAACGTCTCAGGAGGTCAGGAAAACTAGTGCTTGGTGGTGGGAAATTCCAAGATACCTTGGAGCAAAAACGCGAAGTTGGGGAAGACATTGCTAAACAAGTGGGTATTCTTTGCCCTCCTACTACTCAATTTGCCACTGTTTCTGAGTCTATAGCATTCCTTTCGAGTAAGCCGGAGCAGGAATCAGGGGATGGCGGATGGGCCTGGAAGCCAAACAAGAGTCTCGGATGTGACACAACCCTTGTAACTTCTGACGAAGATGAAATGATTCGCGGTCTACAGCATATACAACGTCAGTACGGAGATAACCTAAAATGTATTATTCAGGAGCGTATACCTGGGGTTGCCCTAAGTACGGCAAGATGGTGGAATGGGACGGCGTGGGTTGGGCCTTACTGGGCTACACTGGAGGAGAAGAAGTTCCTGAATGGGGACAAGGGTCCAGCGACGGGCTGTTCCCTGAACACAGTATGGTTCTACCAGGAGGAAGAGCCAGAGATAGCGAGAGAACTGAAGTTTGCAGAACTAGAGAGTGTCTTTCGTTCCAAGAACGCTGCTCCAGGGATATATGACATTAACTCTATTGTTAACAATGAGGGGGCCTGGTTCCTAGAGTGGACTCCTCGATTGGGCTATGATTCTGAGATGACTAGCCAGAGGGGTATATCTAATTTGGGACAACTTCTCTGGAATGTAGCTACAGGACAAGGGATTGATGATCTATTTGATACCAGTACTATATATCACGGGCTTCATGTTTCTGTGCCGCCTTATCCAAACTATATCGCAAAACTCGACAACAAGAGTCCTGCTTTGGGTATTCCTGTTCATGGGATTGATGGCTTCTGGGACAAGTACTTCGTAGCGTCTGGAATAGCGTTTGATCCATCTGAAGGTATAACTGTCGCTTCACCCCCCGGCTATGTAGCAACCATCGTATGTGAAGGGAACTCAGTGACAGCTGGGTACGATGACATCTATGATTACATCGACGAAGAACTACAGATTCAAAACCTACAGTATCGTACAGATGCGGCAGACAATATAAACAAAGATTTGCTACAATTGAAGAAGTATGGGTGGAAAACCCACTCTAGATTGGGGAAGTAACATGGACACTCCTACCGCACCTAATTTTAGCGGAGGACTCATGGGAGTCCTTGGCGGTCTTCTCTCTGGCTATCAGGGAGAGAAGCAACAGCTTGAGCAACAGAAGGAAACGAAGGCTGAAGACATTCAGAAGCAACAGCTTTTCAACCAACAGACTCAGCTCAACACCCAGACCATGGCCTCTAATGCCCTAACCTTACAGGGCACTACAGACAAGATGGCCTCAGACAAGAAGGCCGCTGCTGGTGTTGACCTCAAGACCCTAACTCAACAGATGATCACTGATCCTTCCCGTGCCAAAGACCCCGACTTTGTAGCGAAGTACAAGGCTCTCTCTAGTGCTGCAGGTCAGCTCCCAGAATTTACCAAGGACGGTAAAGCTGTTGACATCGACCGCTTGAAACAGCCGTTTGACGTATTGGCTTCAGACCCTAAGACTATGACTGCTATAGCTTCATTACCTGCTGCTGCTCGTAAAGGTATTCTCGACCAGTATTCAGGTGTCCCGAAATCTATGTACTCAGCCAAACCCTTTGTAGATGCGAAGGACCAGGCCGCTCTCGACCGTGTACACAGTATGGACAGTCACTACATTAGAGAAGATGTGGTTAGGTCCAGGCAAGAGGTGGTCAACGCTAAGTATAAAGATGCGGAAGGTAACCTCATTCCTGCTCGTGCAGCTCAGTACTATGCTCAAGCTGGACTAGATGCTTCTAGAGCTTCTGCTGTTGTAACAACTGCGGGAGCTGCTGCTACTCGTGCTGCTGCATACACACAAAGTGTGAACAATCTCCAACAGCGTTTCCAGTCTTCTCCAAATGGAGCTATGGGAGCTGTACGGTCCCTTCTCTCCACTTCTACTACCCAACTTCGTGGTCTACAAACCTCTGTTGATAAGGCTGAGAGCAGCCTAGCAACAGCCTACGCGAACGTGACGGACCCGGATCAACTTGCTGCTGCAACCCAGGCCGTTGAAGATGCTAAGACTGCACTAACAACTGCCAAGGAGGCAGATCAAACTCTTCGTGACAGTGTTGCAGCTAACCCACAGGTTTCAGCATTTCTTGGTGCGGGATCTGGCAAACCCGCTGTAAACGTACAGAGAAACTCACTTGGTCGTGCTCCTGCCGGTGTTCCTCCAGGCGAGTACATGGTCAAAGGTCGTAAAGTGAGAGTAGATGCGGACGGCAACTACTACCCCGTAGGTGGCTAGTCCGGGAGTATCTGCTGATGACTTCAAACCTGTATCTTCAGCAGACTTCAAGCCGGTCAACCCTGCTCCTACTGCCGCACCTACGGAAGCTCCCCCTGCTGCTGCTGACTTTCAGCCAGTAGCGTCTTCTGACTTTGTGCCACTCGTTCCGATGTCTAGAGCTACTCCCCACACCTATGACCCCATCATAAACAAAGTCTCAAGTGCTTCTGGCCTCAACCCTAGGATCATGCAGGCTATTGGAATGCAGGAGTCAGGTCTAGGAGCTGGCGGCAACTACAATGCAGCTACAGGCCGTGACAGAGACAGTAATAAGGGTGTGAGCCCCTGGCAGTTAGATCCTGCTTCTGGTATCTCTAAGGACAAGCTAGACCGTGCTGCTAAGGACCCAGCATATGCTGCTGAACTGTCAGCTAATATGATGAAGGACAACCTCAAGGCCACAGGAGGTAATCTCCGTGAAGCCCTGTCGATGTACAACTCTGGAAGCAGGACTTCAGCTCAGGGCTTGGCATACGCAGACTCCGTGATTAGCAACATGGGTAGTGACGATCAGATCCTTCACAGCCCCTCTTTAGTTGAGAAAGTCAAACACGACACCCACACCATCCTCGGTGCCGTTCAGCGCGGTCAACCGATCACGCCCAAAGTTATGGGTCACCTTCAGACTACAAGACCTCTACACGATTTCGAGGTTAGAGGTATTCAGGCATGGGATGAGATGCGACATCATCCGGTTGATGCCGTTTTAGGAGTCATTAGCGGCCTTCAAAGAGGAATGGGTGGCGCATTATATGAAGCCGCTGAGATAGACAAAACCCCTGATGCTCCTACTCATGCAATGATTAAGCAATACCAGGAAGGTCTCCACCATGTCTGGGATATGGTCTTCAACCCCACTGAAAAGAATGAGGCACAGTCAACATCAGGTTTGGGGGAAGCCCTGAATCAAGCTGCTTACGATGTAACTGGAAAACATGTCACCGTAATACCTTCACATGCTCAAATCGACAAGTTTGTCCGCAATACCCTACATAGTCCGAAAGTAATGGCACCGTACATAAATGGTATCCTCGAAACAGGAACTGATATTGGTCAGCAGATACTTGAGGGGGGTGGCGGGCACATCGGCACCGGACTCATGCACATCGGTCTGCATGCGCCTGCAGCGGTGGCTAGAGCTGCTCACGGCGTTGCTCAGTCAATGGGAATAGCACAACACTTCCCCCACCTTCCGCTGCTCGCACAGGCCCACACAGCCCTCGCAGATGCGTTTGTAGCAAGAAGAGACCTCGACCGTGCTGGACTCACAGCAGAAGGCAAGAAGGTTCGTCTTGCTGTAGAGAACAAGCACCTTAACGCTAATCCTAACGATATACATGCCGCCACTAGAGGGGCTAATGCTGAGTTTGCCGCTCTTTCTAGAGCACGACCAGGTGTATTGCACACCGGACTCCCGGCACAACTCAAAAGACTGGGTGTTCAGGATAACTCACCTATATTTCGTGCTCTCCGAACCGTGGAGGAACACAATCCCCTTGTCGAACTGGGTAAACTAGGTAAGAAGGCTATCCTCTGGAACCCAATCCCTCACGGTCTTGTGAACGTAGGGACTTTGACATACCAAGCCGGTGGTATGCAGGCGGTCTTTAGTGGGTTCAAGCACATGATTTCACATAATCCGGTGATTGAGAAGAGATTGGGAGAGATGGGAGCAATGCAAGATTACTCCGTCCCCACAAACAACAAATTCACTCAGGCTTCGAATGATCTTCTTCACCGGATGGAGGTTGGCTGGAGATCTGGTTTACTTGAGCAATTAGACCGGAAATTAGGTCCTTCCGCACCGGGTTCAGTTGAGGAGTATTTGAAAGGGCATCTGATATCTGATAGAGTAGGTGACTATAGGAATCAATCGGCATTTGTGAAGGTATTTCAGGCATTGGGCGGTCCTTTCGTAGCTTTTGGTTTAGGTATAGTTCCTCAACAGTTCCTGAAAGTCATGCAAGAAAATCCCAGTCGTGTGACAAACTTTCTTAATGCCCAAAAAGATTGGCAGAAGACCAAGGCGGGTAAGAACCAGACGTTCTCCACACCCATAAATGAAGCCCTAGCATTCTTCTCGGATCCGGTTCACTATCTAACCTCCGGGTCTAGAATTGGGGCAATATCTGAACTCTTCGACCTAAAACAGCAAGAAGATGAAGGCAAGTTCAAGGGTCTAGGGCAGATCGGCTTGGACCTCGCCACGGCGTATTTACCACGCCTGGAGGATGTAGGTAAGGCATTCAAAAGCTCAACTGAACAGAGCCCCTCGGGCGGTAAAGCGAACCTAGTTGATGAGCTTGCTAATGTTATCGAAGCGTCCTTCCTCAACATGGGACGTAGGACGGAAGAGAAACCGAAGATTGTTAGAGCACAAAAGAAGAAGATAGCGAAAGAAGTAGGAATTTAATGGACTTCCCCATAGTTAACTGTGCCAGGCCGAAAGTTATCAAGTTTTCTCCTAAGACCTTTAGAGTTCTCAAGAAGACTTGGCAGGCGGTCGTAGTATCTGACACACAGATCGGATACTTGCAGGACCCAGAGACCAAGGTTATAGAACCTATACATGACCCAGAAGCTATGAGGATAGCCAAATATGTTTGTATGGACGTATCACCTAGGGAGCTGTATTTCATTGGTGATTGGATGGACTGGCCATTCCTCTCACGATATACCCAGCACGAAGAATACGATGCAGTCAATGAGTCCATACGAGAAGGGTACGATCAACTTTGCTCGTTTATATCGGCCGCTGGACCACAGCTCACCAAAAAAATAATGATTGGGGGAAACCATGACATTCGACCAGAAAAATTCCTACTGGAGCACAACCGGAAAGCCATGCGAGTCAAACGAGCAGGAGATACTTGGCCCGTATTTTCTCAACAATTCCTTCTACGTTACGACGAACTTGGAATCACAACCCCCGGATACTACCCAGGGGGTGAGTATTATGTACTTCCCGACCTTATTCTCACTCATGCCCCTCCCAAAGCTCACGAGTTTCAAGCAAGCGTGATTCATGGACATCTACACAAAGTCGAGAGGCATGCACGTGTCCAGCACGGACTTGATGTTAGGCACACTTATTTCACGTATGACATCGGCTGTCTATGTCAAACGGGAACTTCTTCTAACCCATACAGGCTCATGGGTACCAGGGTCCCATCTGATAGGCCGCGAACTGATTGGAGTCAGGGTTTCGCTGTCATAAATGTGGTCGATGGGGAGATACCCATTCATTCAGTAGATCAGATCAGTATTGTAAATCACAAGGCAATTTATCAGGGGAAGCTATATGAGTGATCCTAAGAAGTGGGACTCGTTAATCATCGTATGGGAAGACGCTATGATTAGCCACTCTCCCAGTAACTCTAAGTATTATGTTAAACATTACAAGCCGGTTATTAGGCGTTCTATTGGGTTCCTGTTGGGTAGGACTGACGATCACATACACATCTCCTCTACGGATGATAGGCTGTCTTCAGACTACGACGATGCAGAGGACATTACTACCATACCTATGTCTATGGTGCGATCAGTTATCCTTTTAACGCCGTCAGAAATTCTCTAACCTGTTCAACTGAACAAACGACCATAACTATAGCTCCGTTGTCTATCATCTTCTCCATGAAGTGAATCTGGTTAGCCGTGCAACCACGGTCCTTTTTCCTGTATGCTTCAGGCGTCTTTACTTCTATCCCAATAGTCCAACCGTCCCAAATTCCTAATATGTCTGGACAACCTGATACTCCGTAGGGTCCTCCTCCTACACGCCAGAAGAAGCCTTCTTTCGAAAGCTCCTTCATAATCGCGGCTTTGAGAGATGCCTCAGTCATCGCTGAAACAATTATTGTAGGTAACATTTGTGCCTAAGATCCTACTGACTGCTGAGATAACTGAGTCATGCACACCTCTTGCTGGGACGAGCTTCCCTTCTTTGATGTTCGGAGACCTCTTCTCAATAGTCTCCAAGAGTATCGTCGCTGTTGTAAGAATAGCGTTGATGTCGTGTATGGTCTCTGCTGTAAGTTCCCTAAGCATTAGAACCCCAATTCTGCGAGAGGATCTGATCCAGCTCCCACGGAGACGAGTTGTTGCTCTGGTTTGGCAAGTGAGAAGATTGTGAAGCGTTGATACATTACTGGAGTTCCATCTTCGTTCAGCTTGCCTTTGCCGTCCTTCTGCATGCTCTTCATCATCTTCAGTTTCTTCTTGCCGAAGATCTGAGCGTATATCTTACGAAACTCAGTAGCGGTAAACTTCTGTTTTATCTGTGCTTCAGCCCCTATAGCTGCTGCTTCCCTACGGAAGTCAGAGAGCCCAAAACAGCCCGTGGCTCCCTTCTTAGTCTTAAAGGTGGACAGATAGTAACGCTTTGCGAAGTCGTCCCCTGCGAGTTCTCCCTCTTGGATAGCAAAGGTTGCTTGCAGGTATGGCTTGTCAGTACCAAGCCCTTCCAACTCTACGTCTACTAGTCGGACGATATACTCACCGTCTGGGACCTGGCTTTTAAAGTCTACGATTTCGTTAAGGTCATACGTAAGTTCTTCAGACATTCTCTTCCTCTTTCAAGTAATTGTATATTACGTCAAATGCTACTGTTGTAACTCTATTGTCATGATGTGTGCCGATAACTTCGAGTGCTACTTGTACTTTCGAGGGAATTTCTAGCGTAGCATCGAAGTTACGAATGTACTCTTTCCAACTCCCGAAGGACTGTAAATCGTCAGCCATGTTGGGACCTTTCCTAGATGTTCGCATAACATCGGATATGTAGGATTCGCTAGCATCTTCTTTATTCCTGCTACTTTCGACAGTGGTACTTGAAATTTTGCCATCCACTCATCTGTTGCATGTAGTTGAAGCAAACGTGTTCCTGCTGCTAAGAGGACTTCTCCTTTGTCGTTGATAATCGGATCATCCAATCGCGTAAGTCTGAATACATCTGAACTACTTCCGATAAGCGAACCAAGTAGTTCTGCATTAAGATCAGGTGCTCTCTTTTTCGTGGGAGGTATAGTTGATTCATCAACCCTTTCTGCTTCATGACAAGTGACAATGATTCGCGCTCCTTCTCCACCTCTTGAGCAATTTTTGAGATGTCTAAGGATAAGTTGGCTAGCGCCTGTGTATACTGTAAGGTAATTTTTGTCCGCGATGATTCGTTCACGTTTCCCCCATAGTTGTTCAGTTGGATCAGTCCCCAATTTGAAGTCTGTCCTGGTTGTTGATGCCAACATATTCAGGGTATCGACTATCACAATGTCTTTTGGTGTGAGCTTGTTCACGATACTAGTGACATGACGATCAAAGTCTTCGTAGTGATTCACCGCCATTCGATGCAAATCCTTGTGGCCTATAACATCGGAGATTGAATCAGTACCGTTGGAGTCGCAATGGTAATAGTATATCAATGGGGTCTCTCTTCCTTGAAATTCCGTAAAGTAATGAGTCATTCAATTCGCCATTAGTGAGTTCTACTTTGCATATTTCTTTCACACTACAGGCATTGCAGTCAGAGTATCCTCCTCCCTTTAGATTAGTTCGAGTATAAGCTCCTGTTTCCCTTGTTTTCAGTAGATTCTCTAGTTCCCATCGTACCTCTTGGACGATCTGGGCGCATTCGGCCACAGAGACCAGGATGGACTCAGTGAGGTAACAATCCTCTGGTTGCCATACGTTCCCTGCTTTATCCTTAGGTATGAAAGGGGGTGTTCTTCTCACATACTCGTGTTCAAACCTGACTTTGGTCGTTCTAAAATGCCGCATGACGAGAGCAATATACAGACGAGCTTGAAAATCCAAATCCGAATCCAAAGAGGGTAGACGGGCAAACGTCTTCCAATCCCGTACAACCAGAGTGCCGTCTTCGTCTTTATAAATAAGGTCACAGGTCCCTCTAACATATACGCCGTTAAGGAACTCGACATAGATAGGTTCCTCAACCAAGACAACCGTATTCGGGAAGGCTCTGTGATTAAGATATACTCGTGCAACATCTCCCATAGGAGAAGTGTCTTCGAGTTGTCTGGTTTTTGCATAATCGGCCATAATTGTGTGGAAGGCGGTACCTTCAGCCATAGCTTCATTCTCTTTAACTCCATCTAAAAGTAGTTCGTACATGTATTTATATTTCATTTTGCATCTCATCCATGTAGATATAGCCGACATGGAGAAGACTAATAAAGAACTAGGAGTAGTATTCTCCAAGGGCTCTAATGATTCTTGCAAGCTCAATTGCTGCTCCTATCGCGGCTAATGCTTTGGCATGGTCTGAGATGTCAGCGTCTCTTAGGGTACAGAGGTCCCGCTCTATGGCTGCAGATTTATCAGCTAGGCGTTGTAGAGCTATGGAATGGTAGGATTCAGGCGGTTGCTTAGGCGGGAGGTCCATGGGTCACCTTGTACTCAATGGTCAGAGGTATGTTTAGGTCTATATCAAAATGATACCGCAAAAAGCATCTAGGATGCACCATCATAGCATAGTTTATATTGCTCCTATGCCACTCGAACGCCTGCTCACTCCTGAACTCGAATAGTACAGCATCGTGAACAAATCCCACCATGGGGAGCATCCTCTCGTTCATCTCCGCCATGGCGATATAAGCAATGTGGGCTGAGAGGTTCTGGACTTTGAAGTTAACGGCTTGTCTCAGACATTCTAACCTCTTGTGTTTTGGTACTAGTGAAAAGTCCCCGAAGTGTCTGATCTGTCCTGTGGGTCCTTCTACTTGCCCAGTAGACACTAGTTCGTATCTGGTCTCAGCGTAGAACTTCTTGAACCCTGGGAAGGTCTCATGCCAAAAGTGGTAGATCTCGTTAGCTGTCTCCATGTCCATCTTCACCCCCTGCTTGTTGGCATACTCGTACAGTGTGAAGCCATTACCCAGGTAAAGTAGTCCGAAGTTTGCAGACTTAGCTATCTGTCTCTCCGCTTTGGTCACTTCTTGTGTCGTTTTTCTATAGAATAATGACGCAACGAAGAGGTGAGGGTCCCATCCTGGGTCGTTTGCATATTCGCCCAGAATGGTAGACTCTTGTGCGAACCAGGCTGCTATTCGGAACTCTATGGCACTGTAATCGCACTCAACAAAGAGTTTACCGAGTGGTGCTCCAAAAAAGTCTTTATATGCTCTCGGCAGGTTTTGCACATTGAGATTCTTGGCTGAGGATCTTCCGGTAAGGGTTCGGATGAGCGTGTACTCGGGATGCACGCGCCCGTCTCCCAATGATGCAAGTGACTCGTAAGGGGTGACATACGTTGAAAGGGTTTTGACGGCTCCTCTGTATTCGAGAAGGGACTTACAGAACTCATCGTCGATGGACTGTAAGACTCCCACTCCGGTTGAGGGCTTCCCCGTCTCGGTAGTTGGAAGTAGTATTCCTCGAGCGAGGAGGAACTCTCCGACTTGCTTGGTAGAATTGGGGTTGAAGTCGGGTCCAGTAAAACCTTGTGTCCTAGCAAGGGACATGTCCCGTACGTTTTCTGCATTTCTTCGTTCTCTATCCACGGCGCATCTGCTAATGTATATCCCTATAGCAGTTTGCTTGTCGAGTGCTCGTCTTGCAGGCGCAATAATACTTTCAATCGTAGCCATTCTTCGTCCAAGACGCCTGCTAAGTTCATGGTAAAGTTGTAAAGTGTACTGAGCATCCCTAGCCGCATACATAGCAGCTTCCTCTGAAGTCGGGTCGAAAGTTTTCCAATCACCGTGTTTCCATCCTTTCACGCCTAAGTATTTTACAGCACAAGACTCTAGGCCCAGTGCTTGTGTCTCGTCGTCCATGTATGCCATAACCATGCCGTCGTGGCTCATTGGCATTTCTATGCCCCAGTTCTTCATCACCGGCTCATCAAAGGCCCATCCGTTCCAGGTTACTAGAGCAGCACCTGAATCTTTAAGTGCTCTGGCGAGACTGCGAATGTTATTTTCCCCAACAGCAACCAAGTTATGATCTGCACTACTAGCAGATAGCATAGTAGGATAATCCACAATGGAACCGTCAATGGCTGTCTCAATATCCCATGCCCAAACATCAGCTTTCGGTAACTCCATTGTAATCATGACTCCATAAAACGTCGCGGATTTTATATCTGTTAATGGCACTTCGACACATTTCGCAGGGTTCATGTGTGATGTAGATCTTCATACGAGAACCTGTTTCTTTTAGCTGAACTAGAGCGTTACGCTCTGCATGAATGACTCTATTACAATGGTTATCAACAATGTGACACCCTACCTCGGTGCAGTGAGGTTCTCCAGAAGGGGCTCCGTTATATCCCGTAGTAACGATCTTGTTATTTAAGGTTATGACACAACCTACATTAAGACGGGGGCAGGTGGAGCGTTTCGCTACTACGCTCGCTATCTCCAGGAAATATTCTGACCAACTAGGACGAAATGTGTCTTCCACTTCTCCCCCTCTGTACTTCCCTAACAGCAGAAAAACTTAGACTCATAACTTCCATTATCTCTTTTCTTGTTAAAAAGTATGTAAGCACCCGTATATTTTTTATATCGGTAAGTGTAACTACACTTAAATTTCTTCCCTTAACAGCCATGTCCCTTATGTTTTCTTGGTGAGTTCCGAGAAAGAGATGTTCTGGATTTACACAATTTCTTACATCACATCTGTGGCATACAGACAGGTTTTTGTCTGCATGTCCTATATTTAGTATATAGGACACCCTGTGAACCAGGGTTGTACCAAACCCTTTTTGAAGCTGTGTGTATCTACCATAGCCGTCTTTACCGATGGGACCTAACCAAAGCCAACAATCTCCACTCTTGTCAATTAGGTGGTCCCAACCCATGCGCGGTGAGGCTGTGAGTGAAGGCTCCGTCGGTTCCATTTTTAACTAACTCCAACATAGTTTTAGCAATTTCTCGAATCTCTAGTTGCGCGTGCTCTGAGTTTCTTAGTTTTTGGAAATGAACGAATGAACGGAAGTTCATCGACATATCGAGGTTTACTTGCGTAGCGTAGGGGAGGAAGTAACGAGCAGACTCCTTAGCACGTTTCCTAGTCACCGGGCAGTCATCAATAGTCATGTGATATTGTGAATAGCTATCTACTGCATGTCTCTCTAAAATGTCTGCACTAATAGGATCCCAGTCTACAGGGATATAGTATTTGTCGCCGATAAATTCGCGATATCTTGCAGACTCACCGTTGATTGAGAACATCCTATGCTTGAGGAAATGTATGTGGCTAGCAGTGTCGCAAGTAACACTAAAATGCAGCAGACTACGCTCAAACGGTGTTCCATGCTCATTCTCGGCGAGCATTTTAAGTAACGCTGGTACCCTGTCGAGTCTTGCATTGACATCTCCTCCGCTAGAAGTCCAGGCAGCTTGGGCATGGGTGAGATCCCCGCCGTACCATCCTTCAAGTTTTACTGAGTTTTTCATTTTTCTTTACCTTTTTCGCCTTTCTCCAAGAACTGAATCTATTATCCATGAAGTACAATTCATGTATATCTGTTTCAAAGCAGTCCTTCTTGTATCCTACTTTTATATTCGTTACTTCATATCTCGCATCCCCCCAAAATTTTGTAAGGATGTGATCACCTACGCGAATACTTTGCATGTTCTGCTTCCTTCGGTTGTTTTGCTGCTATTGTGTATTCTTTGCACTCACAGTTACTACCCCTGCAATGCTTGTACCCTCCTGGGTTACCGTTGTTAGTATTCGGGTTTGTATAATTGTGAGTAGCTCTGGTGTGGGAGCACTCACACCTCTTAAATTGAGAATACTGCATTTAAGTTCCCTCCATAGTATAAACTGCCTGCACTTTAAAAAATTCATCTAGTCTTTTGTTGAACAAGGCCCTCTCTTCATCGGTCATCTTATACTCTTCATCGTCCCTCATTATCTTATCTCTCTCTCTTAGAGCAGCTTTCCATACCTTAGCTTGGGCTTTCATCTTCTCCTTGTGCTGTATGTAGTATTCCCTACGATCTCTCTGCATGTTAGCTCCTATTAAAATAGTGATGAAATCTTTCGATCACCGTTCGAGTGATACCTTCGCGCTGTATATCATCTAGTCCAAACTGAACAATCCCGAACTCGTCTTCCAAACTAAACAGGTTTAAGGCCACGGCCAGTCCTGATGTAGTCCTCATGTCACTCTGGCTCACATCTCCGCACAGAACCATGCGGCTGTCTCTTCCTAGCCTTGTCATGGCCATCTCGACTTGCTTAGGAGTCGCGTTCTGTGCCTCATCAACAATGATGAACTTCTCTGTGAAGGTACGGCCTCTCATAAGCTCTAAGGGCACAACCTCAACTGGGCTGTCCTCTCCATCCAAGAGACGTTGCATACTGGGTAGGTTGAGGTCAATGATAGTGTCCCATATAGGCTCCATGAATGGGTTTACTTTCTCAGCAAGAGTACCGGGAAGAAACCCAAAGCTAGAACCAGCAGGTACCAAAGGACGGCTAACAACGATTCCATTTACTCTCCCACTCAACAGTTCTTCAAACGCTACGCATACCGCAACGAAAGTCTTGCCAGTCCCTGCCGGTCCTGTCGCTAAATTAATACGCTTTTTCCGTATCGTATCCCTCATGCTTAACTGGTTTCTAGACTTGGGACCCCAGTTTAGGTTGTCCGATAAGTAACTCTTCCCCATCATTGCTCCAATACTCAAACTCGACAGTTTCAGGTTCACCCTGTTGGGTGTTGCGTAAGTCTGCGATTATAGTCTTTCGGAAGGTAGGTACATTCTTTAGATCTTCGACTGAGTATGTAGGATACACAGAACACAAGTAATTGAAGGAGGGATGAAGGTTTAGAATCTTGCCCCTATGGTTCTTCATACCTGATTTTTTAGTGAGTTCTTTCATTGCTTCATTCCCCATTGCAATAATGCAAGCAGGACGAGCATCATTAATAAGACCTCTTAAATAAATTGATTCGCAATTAGCAAAGGAGAAATTTGTATAATCTAGTCCTGCATCTTTAAGAAGTACCTTGATTAAATCTCCGTCCTTTCCTGCCAAGAGATGCTCGCTTATGTAGTCTTCTCCACTGAGTTTGGATAAAACAACTAGGGGTTCTCCTTCTTTCCCTTCAATAATCATATTATTCTTTTCTTAAAGATATTATTGAGCATGGCGGTTTGTCTATCAAAGAAGTCGTTGGTGTTAGGCGGTCTACCATGCTTCTCAATAAAGTCTTTTAAAGCTAGTTCATCGTCTGCTTGTTCAATCAATCTTTTAACCTCCTCTTGTACTTCTTTGTTAAATTCTTCGTTAGTCATATCATTCCCCGTTCTGGCTTTACTTCATCGAATGCTATCTCGTGTATTGTCGAGGTTGTGACTGCTGTCTGCACATTCTCCTTCTGGTCTAAGACTGACCCAACGTAGCTATCAATTGATCCCTTAACCCTATAGTATGTAACACATCTTCCACATCCGGGAGCGTATACGCGGTCCCGTGCCTGTTGTTCAATGTCATAACTAAAGCTCTGAGAAACGAAAAATACGTGTAGGGCCGTAGCGAGGCTAATGCCGATGCCCCCCGCTTGCGTCTGAACAATGAATACACTTGCTTCTGAGCTCTTATTGAAAGCGTCAATAGAAAGCTGTCGTTTGTTACCGGATATATCTCCTGCGATGCGATGAACTCGTCCCACTCCGAACTGTCGTACTGATCGTTCATAGAGTTCGTTCCCTTCAGCAGTAAACTTATGGAAGACTACTACCTTCTCACCAGAGTCTACGATCTCCTCTAAATCGTTCATCACGAGATCAGTTTTAGCACTGTGAACCTGGTGCTGGTTACCCTCTTCATCCACTATAAACCCAGAGGTAAGCTGTTGGAGCCTAGTCATGCGCTTCAGAGTATGAGTAACGTCGATGACTTCACTCTTGCCTAGAGCATCCTCCACCACCCAGTCCTTTACAAGGTCTTTATACAGTTTCTGTGCCCTAGTAGGAAGAGTGACTTCACGAACCACAGTTTGCCATTGGTCCGGTCCAAATACATCACTTCGGTTAACGACACTTGAGGAAGTTGCCACCATCTCTCTTAGTTCTTCAGCATGTAGTACTCCTAAAATCTTAGAGGGGAACATAGAATCGCGAATCAGATACTTGTTTGCAAACTTTGTAAAGGAACTGCCCCATAGGTTCTTGTCTATGGCTGTCATCTGTCCCCAGAGGTTGCCGATGTTGTTTGGGGTAGGAGTCCCTGTTAGTAAGCGAACGTACTGTGCTTGCCAGGCTATTTTCCTCATAGCCCTGCCTCTGTCTGAAGACGGTGTCCGGAACCTATGGGACTCATCCCCAATGTATACGTTCGGTCCCCACTTTAGCAGAGCCTCTTCCAAGGCCCCAAGCTTGTCGTCGTTCATCACTACTAGTTGGACATGTTTCCAGTTAAGGGCAGTGGCTATCTTGGTTGTAGGTATACCATACCCAGCGTAAGGCTCCAGTCCTGCCTCTAGGAGCATGTCCATCCATTGAGGGCACACAACTAGGGGAGCAGTGATAAGAACGCGTGGTGACCCCTTACAAGCGTTCTGGAGCCAATCTATAGCTGCTCTCGACTTCCCTAGTCGCGGGGACCAGAGGAGCATAAGCTTGTCCTTGCCGTGGTTGGCCCTCTCCTTCTCCTGATGGGGCCACAGTGGCGGTAAGCTACTCATGGAGGGCCTCCAGGTCCTCGCAAACTGCCTCTACTTTTGCAGTATGCACATTCTCTATCCCTTTTACACCATTCGTTCCCTCTATCCCAATGAAACCGGATGTAATCTGCTGAAACCTTAAAAATCTTGTCAAACAGTGGGTCCCGTTGATAGTTTGACCGTTGATCTCCGCTATCCATTCCTTCGCCAACTTTCTATAGAGTGCCATGACTGCGGGAGGTAGTATGATTCTACGCTCTACTCATCTCAAACTCCATTATAAGGAAGATATAGGGGTGTCCGGCGACCGGACCCCCTATATAAATATACTTTCGGTCAGTTTCTAAACTTGTTCTTAATATCAGAAACCGTAGATCTTGGTACTCCTAGTTCTTTTTCAATATCTCGTATAGAAACCCCTTTATCAATCAACTCTAATACCTTTTCATTTCTGTCAATTTTCTCTGGGGGTAGTTCATATTCAGTTTCTTCAGTCTTACTAACCTTTTCATAACCTGTAACTACATAGATATTCTTCTGGACAATCTCACCTTCTTCATTCTCTTCTAGTACTGGTTTGCCACTACGGCTAGTTTCTAGAATGTATGAACCTATAACCTGTATTCCATATTCAGGCTTAGTGAAGTTAGTCTTCTTGACTTGGAGCTTCAGTCTGTCGTCCTTGCTAGTGGCGTGTAACATGACTCTAGGTATGTTCTCCATATCTTTGGGTCCATTGAAGTCTCCAGACTTGTTCTCATGGAAGGTGCCCAATATGGTGACCTTCATTTCTTGAGCAATGTGAATCAGGGGAGTAAGGCAAGGTCTGGCTTTTTCGGCAAGACTGCTCATACCTTTCTGTCCATGATCAAATTGATCGTAGATTGAATCGAAGTAGATAAAATCGAGTGGGCATGTTTCTAGATCGGATTTGAGTTTTTCTTCGTCTCTTGGAAACTTCCAAGTGTTTCCTATGTCGTACAGGTTGTCAAAAAGCTTATCTTCAAAGTTAACCATCCCTAATCTGACTCTGTTTGCGAACCTTACAAAAGGTTCCTCACTAGCACAGAAACCTACCCTTAAACCCTTCTTTAGCACTTGTCCTACTAACCAGGCTACCCAGGTACTCTTGCCTATGCCTCCTGTGCCGTACTGAAGCACTAATTCATGCTGGGGAATGAAGTTATACAGGTGCCACCTAGTGATAGGTTGATCCTCCGGCAATTGGTTGGCAGTTATCCAGGATTCCTCAATCAGCTCTAATGGCCTTTCTTGGCCTTTAGAGGCCCCGCTACGGGCTATACGATCAATGTCCGTCTCAAGATAGGGGTGAGTGGGGTCTGTGCCCTGTAGGACAGCCAAGGGCCCTTCACGAAGGAGTACCTTGTTTGCCTCTTCGGATAGGCCCCACCTATGAGAAGCCCAATAGGTAAGAGTAGACAAAAATGAATCATGATCTCCGTTAGGAATTCCATCATATTGTGTTGAAACTATATTTTGATCCTCCGATGGTATAGATCGACAAAAGTCTAATAGCCATTCTGGGGCAGGCATAGGTTCACTATCTGTAGCCTGTGTATACTCGTTACTGTTTACCACAGATCCAGGGCCCACTATGTATCCCTTGGCCTTGATATCTGCGAACCTCTTACCATCATTACCTAGCCATACTCTCTTACCTGAACCTATGTAGCCAGGTGGGACAGTATACAAGTAGTGAATAGCCCTGGCCTCTCTGTTGGCCGTTCTTTGGGCCCAGGTGGGAGGCAGGGATGCTTCAAAGGATTCCCTATCTGGGTGCTCACAGTCTATGTCTACGACTATGTACTGCCCATCGAGACGTATGCCATAGTTCCCTCTTGGTCTACCTTCTTCTGGAGCCAAGATAGCACTAAGATGCCCCCCACTAATGGAGGGCTCCTTAGTACCAGGTTTAAGAGGAAAGATATAACTGCCTTTTGGTATCACTCTAATATCTCAATTTCCTGAATAGTAACTAGGACTGCCTCTTGATCAAAATTCCTTTTATAAGCATTAGCTATCTGTTGAGGTCTGAAGTCTACATGATGAGACAAGGGACCCGGTTCCGTGATTATCTCAATAACAAAGGATATCTCTTCCTTTCCCTGCCAATACCCCAGGGTATGGTATACAGTAAACCCTTCGTATTGAGTAGCTACTTCTGATTTAATGAATTCGCTAATACTCTTCATTGAAACAAAAGTACCTGCTTTAGTATTCCTGCCGCAGTAAATCTTAATTAGTTTCATTTAATTTCTTCTCCTTTGAATTCAATGGTTACTTCGCGAATCAATTTCCTAATCTCTTCGCGTAACTCTTGGTTATACATTTCGTCAGTGTCCATTGTATCTATGAACGCATCGACATAGTATTGAACCATAGCTTCGCGTGCTACTTCAGATCCTGTTGCTCTAGACATTTAATGTCTCCTTCCAAAGAAGGAAGAGGAAATCGCTTAACTCGAATCCTTCAACATCACATACTTCATAAAGTCTTAATACTGAAGTATTGTATGAAGTAAAGTTACTTGGCTCACTTAGTCTCTCTAGTGTCTCTGAAACTCTCATCTCGTTCTCCTTAACTTCTTTGTTCATTATACTACTTCCTACTTCCATTCGTAGTTCCTTGTTCCTAACTTAACGTCTCTGTCCACTATACTTTTTGTCATACAATTATGACACTGTTTGATATATGTAGCGTCTTTCATCAGATTCATATGTCCGCCACACTTTAGACAGTATGTAACATCACTCTTAGTTTCATGCCACCATTCCTGTTTCACTTCGTTCTCCTTACTGTTGTTTATAACTCATTATACCATGAATCTAGTTCTTTATCTAGTACCTTTTGTAAGAAAAACGTATAGAAAAAAGCCCCTTTCGGGGCTATGTTTACTTGATTGAGTATGCCATATGATACCAATAGCTTGCTTTAACAAAGTTTCCCAGACTTGAATGTTTGTTACCTAATGCCATGAATCTTAGGTATAGTGGCTTATCTCTCTCACTCATGTTATACTCTCCTATTCATTCCAGCCGCTATAGCATTAGCTATACCTAGCTGTTGATATGTGCCCACTACTTCTCCGCGCCTAGTTCTTACTTCCCAAGCTATTATGCGGCCGGATAGCAGAGACTCTGTTACTAGTTTCACTACTTCAAACATATCTAGTTACCCCATAACCATATGTGTAATGCGTACATTATGATGGTTGTCACAACCAAGAAAGGTACTGCCTCTAATAGACTTAATTGCTTGCTCATGTCAAACCTTCTTTCTTACTCTCTTATTGTACTTCTTCTAGTTCTTCTTGTCTAGTACTGTCGTGTTAAGCTACTGGTTGCTTCCCCGCAACTACAGCCATTAGTTATAAGCTTCGTGACAAGGTGAGCATGTCTCGCCCATGTTGCAGCATAGTTCTCCGCACTCACAAGGATCTAGTTCGAAGGGATAGCTCATGAAAGACTTGTGTGCGATACGCATTAGTCTTTCTAGGCACCTTTGAC